CAGTGCTGGTTGCGAGGATCGAACTCGCCTCCCATCGATTATGAGTCGATTGCATTCGCCAGATTGCTAAACCAGCATTCGCTATTCGCAAATAGCGAATGGGGATACTGGGGATTGAACCCAGACTAAGCCCTTATAAGGAGCCCGCTCTAACCATTAAGCTATACCCCCATAAATCCAGGTCTATTCTAGAGGACCTGGAACTCTTTGTCAAGAACCTTCTTCGTGATCGGTGTGGATTTTAACTATATCATCAATATCCACATTTGCGTCTTCACATATCTGCACAACTTCATTGTAAGGAATCATAACTACATTTCCATGCTCACTTGTTATGATAAATGATTCTCCTTTTTCAACTCTATCTATCAAGTTATCAAAATCTGCTTGAAACTCTTCTACTGTAAATGATTTAAGTTCGTTAATTTCTTGATACATTTTCATAAAGTCAATTTTTATGAGTCGGAATGACAGGATTCGAACCTGCGGCATCTCGCTCCCAAAGCGAGTGCTCTACCAAACTGAGCTACATTCCGTTACTTTTGTTTTGTTTGATGTATAACCATTATACCCAAGACTGGAACCATTGTCAAGAGGTAGCAAAGGATAAAAAGCGAAACCTGATTATCCAGAATTAAATGAGCAAAGTCTCTCATCGTACTCTATCTATAACAGCAAGAACCCCATGGGCATAGAAGAAAAGCAAAACCGAACCGATTGTTGCTGATATTATTGTAGCAGTTTTATTGTGTTTGTCAATTGCTTTTGCAACTGATTGGTCAATCATTTCCTGTACTTCATCAGGAGTCATTTTTCATCTCCAAGAAATTTTGCAAGAGGGTCGCGACCTGTCTTAATAATTTCACAGGCTCTACGATAAAACATATTACTGGTATTACCAGATTTCTCAAAAGTTTCTTTTATTTTTACCCAGTTATCAAACGTATGTTCGTCCATGGGTTTTCTGCGTAGTACTATTATATAATAGTTTTCAAATTTTGAATGTCAATGAAATGTGTCCATTATGTAACACTACTGAAGAAATTATTAAATTTTGGTATCAATTATAGCGGAGAGGGTCGGATTCGAACCCACGGAAGCTTTCACTTCGGCAGTTTTCAAGACTGCTGCCTTAAACCACTCGGCCACCTCTCCAATATGAGATTCAACGAATCTCGAAGTCCAGTTTACGAACTTTACGTTGTCTTCTTGCTTCCTGAAAAGCAAGATCTTGATTAGAAAGCACATTTGATTTTTGTGTTTCCTTTAATGAGTTTAGCATAACAACTCTAGATAAGTCAAGTGCTGAAATCTTATCTCCGCGAATTGTTGCCATATTTGAACATCCACAAGTTATAGTTTTTGTTGGGTGTCCAAGTAATTCTTTGTTACAATCTTTGCATCTTATTGATAACATTGTTCTTCATCCTATTCACTGTAAATGTGATCTTAACATCCATACAAATTTGCCGTGGGATTCCATTAAGTCTTGAACCAAATTAGCAGTTGCATATTGCTTTTGTGCTTCTGATTCTTCCGAAATCTCTACCATTAACTCACAAAACTTGATGTTATTATCAAGAAGTTCCTGAAGCATTTCTCCTGCTCCTGTTGAACTTGCTGCCTCTTTGATTTGAGTTACCTCAAGCATTCTTGAGAGAGAACTTAAAGGTTTAATATTTAGATATCTCATATGCTCAGAGAGTCTATCAACCTCTTCAAACATAGTCTCATACTGTCCGCCAAAGAGTTGATGAAGTTGAGTAAAATCACTTCCTACAACATTCCAGTGAAATGCCCAAGTTTTATGAAATAAAACAAAAAGTGACGATTGAGCATCACTTAAGAGTTTAAACAATTTCTCCATTATACTTTTTTTCAAGTATTTATGCAATGGGCAATCGCAGATTCGAACTGCGGACTTTCTGCGTGTAAAGCAGACACTCTAACCGCTGAGTTAATCGCCCGAAAGGTGATGAGTGGCCACCACCCGCAGAAGACACTTTCTGCAATTTCACCGTGTTAGAGAACGGTGAATAAGAGAAAACACCAAACCTTATTCTTCCTGTTTTCAGGAACGCACCAAATGGGTTGGGAGACTCTAGAGATTTTACCTCCGAAGTTTGTCCAGCATTTTCAATTTGAAAGAATCAGACATTTCCAATCCTTCCAACTCCCCCGACAAGATTCGAACTTGTGACCTGGAAATTAACAGTTTCTCGCGCTACCGCTGCGCCACAGGGGAATAAAGAACCCGAAGGTTCAGAGCGGAGTATCGGAATCGAACCGACGACATCTAACTTGGAAGGATAGCGTTCTACCGCTGAACTAACTCCGCTTATAAGACAATCATAAACTATTTTAGTTTGATTGTCAAGTGTCGATGAAAGGACTTGAACCTTCACAGATTAATCTACTGGAACCTAAACCCAGCGCGTCTACCAATTCCGCCACATCGACTTGATGGATTAAGTGTGATATACCTCATAAGGGTATAACAGTGACTTAACCTCTATCACTTTTATATAGTAACAGATTCTTATGAATCTGTCAAGCGTCCTTTGAGAGATTCGAACTCCCGACACATAGGTTCGTAGCCTACTGCTCTGCTCCACTGAGCTAAAAGGACAAATTCTGAGAGTAGGATTCGAACCCACGAATGGCGGGACCAAAACCCGCTGCCTTACCACTTGGCGACCTCAGAAGCCCTCAGTCGGATTTGAACCAACGACCTACTCATTACTAGTGAGTTGCTCTACCACTGAGCTATAAGGGCGGGGTGCCGTATGGGAATTGAACCCATCTAGTCGGTTCCACAAACCGATGCCTTACCACTAGGCTAACGACACACGGAAGATGTTGGATTCGAACCAACGGAGGTGTTACCCTCACGGTTTAGCAAACCGCTGCATTAACCGCTCTGCCAATCTTCCAATGGAAACAACTGGACTCGAACCAGTGGTCTTTCGATTATCAGTCGAATGCTTTACCAACTAAGCTATGTTTCCATAGTATTCCTAACGGGATTCGAACCCGTGCTGCCACCTTGAAAGGGTGGTGACCTAACCGCTAGTCGATAGGAACTTGATATGAAGGCAGGTGCGGTATCTCCTTTCGGTTCCCATGCTCCTTTTTCTTTCCTTACCTTCAACGACCCATACGGGATTCGAACCCGTGATCTCCACCGTGACAGGGTGGCGTGATAGACCGCTACACTAATGGGTCAAGGTGGGAGGAGCAGGATTCGAACCTGCGAAGGCAGAGCCGTCTGATTTACAGTCAGATTCCTTTAGCCACTCGGAAATCCTCCCACGATGGGTCTGGTGGGACTCGAACCCACGGTACGCTGGTTAAAAGCCAGATGCATTCGCCGCTATGCTACAAACCCATTAAATAAGTCCAAAGTACTGGAGTCGTTTTCTATTACCATTTCCTTTATTGAGAGCCTTATAGTTCTCAGTCAAAGAGTGGCAGTTAGGACACAATACCCTTAAGTTTTCTTCCTTATTATTGGAACAATCACCATCAATATGGTCTATCTCCAAAGGAGATTTTCCAGTAGATGGATTTATTTTATTCCAACCACAAGAAGAGCACTGATGATTGTTTTTTTCTAAAAGATATTCCCTAACACCAGATTTAAGTCTGTATCCAGCTTTAACACCAGTATTAGGATTTTCTTTCCAATCATCAATAACTTTTTTCTGCTGATACTTTTGTTGGCATTTGTTAGAGCAATACTTACCAGTCTTTTGGGATGGTCTGAAAGAAACCTCAATGCCACAAGTCAAACAGTTGGACTTCATTTTAGTTAGGTTAGAGTAGTTGTTATTATTTATTTTACTCTAACTTTACCAAAATGTAAAGTTATGATATAGGATAAATATTCGGTTGTCGATGTGCTGGTGGTCTCTCAACCACCCTTTAAGAATACCACCGTTTGGTCTCTGGGGGGAGATTGGTGGGCACTTAGGAAACTGTCACAGGCAATAAAAAAGAGGAGGAAACTTTTGGTTTCTCTCCCCTGTCTTTTGCTTTTATGGATTACATCTTACATATGTCTTTCCATATTCGCAAACAGGGGAGTTCCCTCAATATGCCAATAGCGGCAATCAAGAGTACTAATCTGTTTGTTCATTTGGAAAGACATTGTTTTCGACCTAAGTGTGTTTATTTATAAGACTTTTTTTGTTAAAAAGTCTAACGCCTCAGGTTGGATTCGAACCAACGGCTAACCGCTTAGAAGGCGGATACTCTAGTCCACTGAGTTACTGAGGCATAAAGTAGGTTCCTATCGCCGCCACTCCTGAACCTACCGAAGGGGAGTGCCGCAGTTGATTTCTCAACTCTGATATTATACTACTGCTTGGGGCAGTCGTCAACCCATGGAGCACAGATTCTCATTTCACCTCCCAACAATCTTGATTCTCCAGTTTGGATTTCAGTATTGATAGGTTTCTCTGAGTATCGTGGTGAAGGTATTCTAACCTTTCCATCGTCTCCTGTCAAGCGTTCATACTCTGCTATTGCTGCATCAACATCACGCTTGATTCTTCTTTCAAGTTTCTTATCATCCTTAATCACAAACTCATTAAGTATTGTGCCTGGAAAATATTTTCTTTGAATTTCGTCTAGTAAGTCCCAAAGACCAGTCTCAGAAACTCCTGTACATTGTGAGAGTGCTGCAATAATAGAAGATAATATTATACCGATTATTGCGTATTGTTTTATATCTGGTTTCTTTTTTCCAAATTTAAACATAAGAAAGGGGAGGTCTGCAGCACTCCCCTCTATTTATTCTATTGTATTAAACTTCTACCGGAATCAGTCTGGAAGCATAATCATGAGCATACGAAGTACGAGCACCATGATGCCCCCAACCAATCCAACTATACGCATAGTCCATGTAACTATTGATAGACTTACCAGGAATTTTCATCCTGTCTTCAATTCGTTTCCATTGAACTTCAGTCGTTAGATAACGAAGTTGCGTTGGAAGTGCTGATGGAGAACCACCATACCTCTTAGCAAAATCACCCAATCCATAATAACGATCGGCAGATGTCCATTGAATCAGTCCGTAACCACGGCCGCAGTTACTCCAACTGGTTCTACTACCACCTTCACAAATGTTAGGAACAAAAGTTGATTCCTGACGAATGTTACCCATGATGGTAGCAAGGGCGTTTCTGTCTTTAATACCACGATCCTGGAAGTACGCCAGGGTAGCATTCTCATGTTCATTACACCCTTTACAAATTAGCCTTTTCTCTTTTGGCTTTTCGGGAGCAACCTCTTTGGTCGCTGTCGTAGTTTCAAACTCCTTAATAACAGAAAACGGCACTGGAGGTGTCGTCAGAGGAGGAAATACCGGCAGTGTTGCCATATTGGTTGTAACCGATGCCAGAAGAGGCAGGGCTACAGTAAAGAATTGTTGCATTAATTTTAATTGAACTCTACATCCGTATAGAAAGGGGGTACACCACTTCTCTCGAAGGGCACTTTCCACGGCTCTAATTGTCACTCAAAGTCTCATAATAAAAAAAGATTCACATAGTTGTGAATCTTAACATTATAAGTTTTTATTTAGATTTTGTCAATCTTCTGGTTCCAGCGAGACAATTTCAAGTTCATCACCTTCAGGTTCAATCCATTCATAAAACTCTGCAAGAATAGCACGAGCATTCTCTTCAGAAAGATTTCTATCTGCTGCCCTCTCAAGAGACCACTCCCTCACATGTGCGACGATATCTTCAGTCGTTGTTTCCATAATAATCTTTTCGGAAGTACCTGTTGAGGATATTGCTATTGTAGTATCTTGGAGTTCCGTCGTCAAGTCCTTCTGCGAGGACATTATTTCCGAAGAGTTGTCTTGTCTCTTCGAAGTTTGTTTTGCCCTTTGTTTTATGTAATGATACGATAGTTCTACTAAAATTTTCTCTGCCAAATTTGATAATGTCTTCTTTAAGTTCCGGACAAGACCCATAGTATTTTTTCCAATCTGATTCTGATTTTACTTTTCGTTTTTTCCCTTTAGGAGTTCTAAACTGCCAGAAATATTTCCTACCAATATATTTCCTGTTATTAAGATTATTCTGGATAAGATAAACAAAACCAAAAAAATCTTGTATATCATCCGAAATAAAAGGTTTTCCATTATAAACCCAAGGATTTTCATAGTCAATATCTATACTCATTAACAATATCAAGAACTTCGTTAAGATATTTATTAGCAAGTCCTTTCATATCCATTTCAGGACGGATATGTTCTTTGTGAAGTTTGTCTTTTAATTTTAAGACACGAACCTTTAGTTCATCTTTCGTAAGTTGATTTTTAGGCATAAAAAAAGGAGGATTAACCTCCCCTATCTATGCAACATCATTACTATTTGTGTCTTTCCAAACATAAGAATAATCATAATCACCAAATAAAAAAAGATCTGTTTCCGCAGCATCTTTATATGCGTTCAGGATTTCCTGCTCACACCATTCATCATAGTTTGAATCCTGAGAAAGTATTTTTGGTAACATCCTGCTT